GAAGATGGGATTGCTGTGGGTTTTTATATTAAAAAAATGCCTAAAAAAATGTGCAAGTTGGCGGACTTAGCTGATAACTTGCTAAGGACTAAAGATGTTCCTAAGTCTGAGATGAAAAGAGCCCCAACGGACGGGGTGGATGAAAAAACAGGAAAATATAAATATAAGAATGTTGTATTACAATATTCAACAATCATAGGAAGCATCCCGCCCAAACCCCATATGAAAAGGGATTACGCTGGGCGTTCTAGTGTGCACGGCGTTAAGTCAGCACAACCTTTTATAAAAACAATGTTGCTCCTCGCCAATGAAAGCGAGATTTTGATAAAAGAAATCTTGCCAGAACAACACAAAGCACAATTAAAATTATTTGAGCAAGTTGATCAAAAATGGAGATTCGGCAATATTTGGACTAGCTCTATTTCAAATTATAATATATCTGCACCATTCCACAGAGATACTGGCAACATAGTTGGTGCTATTAATGTTATTATAACAAAAAGACTAAACTCAATTGGTGGCAACCTACACGTACCTGACTATGGAGCTACTATGGATAGTGCTAATAATTCAATTTTAGTTTATCCAGCTTGGAAAAATATACACGGAGTAACACCCATCATACCTACTTTCGAAGGAGGGTATAGAAACTCTTTAATATTCTATCCTCTCAAAGCATTTGTAAATAACTAATATGACAAAGAAAAAACCAAAAAGTGAACATAAAAAGGAACTTATGAAAATAGAAAGAAAAAATGGGAGACCTACAAAACACGAAGTTAGATATAAGGATGCTGGTAGACCACCTGCAATTACTCAAGATAAGGTCAATCAATTTAAGACGGCTTTTGGGAATGGGCTAACAATAGATCAAGCTTGTATTTTCGCGAACATATCAAAACAGACTTATTATAATCACGGCAAAAAGAACCTAACTTTCTTTGACGAAATGGATGCTGTGCGTAAGCGTGTTGATATTCAAGCTAAAGTCAATGTTGTGAAGTTAATTAAAGATGGTAGCTATGAAGCTTCTAAATTCTGGCTAAGTACAAAATGTAAAGATGAATTTAGCTTGAGGACTGAGACAACGGGTAAAGATGGGCAAGAGTTAAATTATACATCTATTAAAATAGTAGATGGTAAAGAGACAATAGAATTGAAATAGTATATAACGGGACGTTGCTTTTTTAGATTGTCAATAGATTTTTAGTAAAAATCAAGATATTTATTTAAAATAAATGCAAATAAATTTATTATATGTATTGACATTATAAAATTGATGAGTAAAATTTGTGATGCGGATTAATTACCCGTGCTATTCAACTTTTTCGTTGTGTATTCAAGGCATTTGTGAGGTGGTAGAAATACCACTTTACTTCTAGTTTTGATTAAAAAATAGCAATAAATGTCGTGAATAATACATAGCGAATATCAAAAGAAATATGTGTAGAGTTCTAGTGGTAGAAATACAAGAAACTTACTCGGATTATTCAAATCGGCTCTTTTTCTAATTAATTAAGCTCTATTCGTAAAAAATGATATAACAAGTTTTTTAAATCTTGTTAGAAACCTTGAGTGCTATTTGTCTGGTATTCTAGGACTTAGTGATGTGAAAGCATTGACCGTTGGGTATGACACAGTAAAAGCACCGCCAACCTGCTTGCTATTGAAAAACTATAGTTGTGAGACAAACCTATCGTTCTGAGACGTTGACCTTGACTCAAAAACAAGACAATTCAAAAAATATAGGAATTCCTCTAGTAGGGATTCCTATGTCTAAACATTGCCTTTAGCCTAAAAACATTAACATTTAAACTAATAAATAAGATTACTAAGTTAGTCAACTTAAGTAATTATCTAAAATGTATTTATTAGTTGAAAATCAAATAAAATTTCAAATAGATTAACAAAATATTAACCCTTGATTTTAAAGGTTTAAATGCCTATGCTTCATCGCACGGTTAAAACTTTAACAACAAATATGAGATACATAATTACAACAATATTAGTTTTTTTCTCTATAAATGCATTTGCACAAGTGCCATACTACAAAGAGCGTATTGAGGACGGCAAAGAATGTCGTTATTTCTATTCTGGGGTTCAAAATGGACAAGAACAATTAGTAAGTGTTCAATGTTGGAATGCAGATTGAAATAAACAAAGAAAACTTCTTACCCCATCAATTTAAATTTCTTCAATCACAGAAGCAAATCCTAGCTTTAGTTAGTGGCTTTGGTGCTGGTAAAACCTACGCTTTCCTGCGAAAAACATTAATTCATCATATAATAAATAAACGAAAAGATGGCTTGTCAAATGGATGGATAATTTATCCAACTCTTGATCTTGCAAATGAGTTATTTGTTGAAGATTTTAAACTATTACTAGAAAGTTTAGGGATTAGTTATGAATTTAATATCGCAAGAAATAGATTTAAAACTAAATATGGTAATATTAGGATATACACACTAGAGCAACCTAACCGAATGGTGGGTGCAAATTTAACATATGTGGGCTTTGATGAATTTGATACAGTTAAAACCTCGCAAGCTATGAAATGTTTTCAAAAAGCAATAGGGCGACTAAGGGGCAATGATAAAACACAGCTCTATATCGTAACAACCCCCGAGGGCTATAAAGCGACATACAAAATCTTTGTTGAGAACCAAAAACCATCACAAGAAATAATCCACGCTAAAACAAGCGATAATAAGTATTTGCCAGAGACTTTCCAAAAACTATTGGAAGAGCAATATGATGAAAAGTTATTAAAAGCTTATCTTGGCGGACAATTTGTCAACTTAACTTCTGGCAGTGTCTATTATGCTTTTGATCGTGAAATACATATTGCAAAAGATGAGATGGTTCCTTTAAATGGTTTTCCAATCAATATTTGCTTTGATTTCAATGTTTATCCCTACTCTGTGAGTTGGTGCCAAACTTTGGCAGATGATAATATAAGATTTTTGGGCGAATGGGTTAGCAAATCACATTCAAACACAGAGGAAGCTTGTCTTGAATTAACAAAACTATTGTCAAAAGATGCTGATGTTATAATATACGGTGATGCTTCTGGCAGAAATGGTTCTGCTAGTAGCAATGTTACAAATTATCAAATAATTGATGCAATTTTCAAAAATTACTTTAAAAGTGTAAATTATAGAGTGCCGACTGGCAATCCCGCTGTTAAAGATAGATTAAATTGTGTTAATGCAAAATTAGGTAAGAACCATATTAGATTCAATCCCTCTTGCATCAAATTGATCCAAGATTTGGAGCAAGTAACTTGGAACGAGAAAGGCACGGAGCTGGAGAAGAGCGATATTGCAAGAACACACTCAAGCGATGGTGCTGGTTATTTTATATGGGCTGAATATCCTATTCAAAATTTAAGAGAAAAACATAAAACACGGAGTTTATAATATGAACATAAATAGATTTTTCGCGTCTAAGACTAAGACAAAAGAAGGCGACATTATGAGACAACAAGCAATGACACTAACTTCTCCAAATCGTCAAAGGATAATGGAAGAGGACAGCAGGCGTAAATATGCAACAGAGTTATTGGATACATATCACGGCTTTGGCTATAATTATATGATTAGTTATATCAATCAAAATGTTAGTAATAATAATATTAGAAGAGAGATGAGCAAAGTTTGCAGGACTTTGCCATTGTTAAAGTTTTTTACTAATTCAATTTCTAGGGTATATTCAACACAGCCAACAAGAAAATTCTATATAAACAATAAAGAGATTGTAAAGAACCCAAAAAAAGAGGTAAAAAGTGATGGACCAGAGCAATTTAATAAAACAGACAATAAAGATAAGTTTCATTATGACGACAAGTTATTTGAGTCGTTGAACAATCTTTACAATGACGATATTAACAACTCAATCAAGCAAGCTGAATGTTTCACAAATCTATTAAATACAACAATTTACAAGATTATCACAGATGAGACGGGCAAGTTAAAGATGGTATTCTTACAAAATGATGTATTGCAAGTTAAGACAATGAATGATGACGCTTCAATGGCGGAGCAAATAGCATTTATTCAAGACGAAATAAACTTAGCAACAAATCTAAATCAAACTGTTCCAGTGATTGAAAATTGGTCAAGAGATTTTAAAACAGTCAACAATGGCACAAATAGAGAGAATGAACAATTAGACAACGAGGCTTCAAAAGAGTTTGAAAAGTTATTTGAAACTAAGATAAACGGGTCTGGTTTTGCTCCTTTCGTTGTTTTTAGAAATTGTGGTAGTGCTACTGATTTTTGGGATCAGAAAGACAATGACGTGGTGCGATACATCAAAGACTTAAATATGAGTATCACAGAGCTTAGGTATTTAGAGCGTTATTGCTCATTTGGACTAAAATATACAATCAATCTTGATATGCCTGCCGATGGAGTATTAGACCCGATGGGTATTTTGGATATTGGTATTAAAAACAATTCTGTTCCTGGAACTGAAAGCGGTAAGAACTATGAGATTGGTGAGTTTAAGAACGAAGGCAAAATTAAAGAAGTAATTGAGTCAATCATTTTCAATACAAAGATGCTGTTTTCAATGTATAATATACCGCTGGACTCTCTCATATCGTCCAATAGTGTTAGGAGTGCTGAAAATAAACAGATGGATAATGACGAGTTGTTTGCAGCGATCAATTCTCAAAGGGATATTTGGAATAATAATGAGCAAAACTTATTTAGAACATTGCAAGCAGTTAATAATAGAGATAATTCAATAAAAATACCCAAAGGGGTTGAGATGCTCGTTGATTTTGAAGAAAAGAATTCAAAAGATAAAGTAACGGACGACTGGTTAGTTGAAATTCAAAACAATATATCAACATATTTGGATTGGTTAAGTGATTTAAATCCTGATCTTGACAGAGACGAATTAGTTAGAATGTTGCAGTCAAATAAAGAGCTAAATGAGTTGCAAAAGGAAGAACCGTTGAATGTTAATAACTTTGCACAAGCGAACGAACAAGGGGAGTTAGTTATACCCAAAGTTGTAGATAAGAATGTTGATAACTTAGCAAATCAAACGCCCAATGAATAATGACCGCCAAACAAAGAATAAAAGAGGTTAATTTAATCATAAAGGGCATTGATGACTCGTCAACCGCAATCGGCAGGGCTTCAATAGCTCTTAAAGAAAAATCAATTGATAAAGCAATTGCGGTTAACAAGATTAAGAAGGCGTATACGGCATCATCGCTGGTTGCTAAAGATGTTGATTCAAATTTAAATAAAATCATTAAAGATTCCAAAAAAGACTTCAAAGACTTTTTGCAAGCAACAGAACGATACTTAATCGCTAATTACTCAATCAATTTGACAAAGAAGGATATTGAGGCAATAGCCAAAAAAGGCTCATCAGTTTTAAGTGATTTATTAGCTAATACCAAAATCTTAAAAGAAGACTTACAAGCACTACTTACTCAAAATCTAGCTAAAGGTGTTAGCGAAAAGCAATTAGTGACAGGATTAAAAGAGTTATACCCCGCCTACGCACGCAATGCTTCAACTATAATAAACACGGGGTTAGGGCGGTTATTTACAGATATTAACAAGACTAAATTTGAAGAGGCGGGACAAGAGTTTTATGTTTATGCAGGACCAGACGACGCAATAACAAGAGATAATCCCTGCAAGCATTGGGTATGGCATTGGTTCCCTGCAAGCGAGTTATCACAAGTGACAGCTATTAGAAATACGTTATACAATTGTAGGCACTCTATTATACCAATCACAAAAGAAGATATTAAAGATTATACTAGGCTTGTTTTAAGTGCTGGACAATAAAAAGCTTATTTTACATAATACTTCAAATTTTTATTGACTTTCTTATTTTACATAATATCTTTGTTTGTGAGGCTTATTTTACATAACGCCTTTTTTAGCTTGATAAAGCGTAAAATTATTTAAACTCAAAAAAGAGGCTCAAATGACTGAAACTATAAATCCGATTGAAAATTTACCTACAGCTCCTATTGAAAAGATAGAAAAACCCGCTGAAACTGTGCCTTTGAATTCGTTTTTAGAGCAAAAAAAAGCTTCAAAAGACTTAAAAGAAAGATTGGCAGTTTATGAAGAGAGGGACAAAAAGGACGAAGAAAATAAATTGATTGAGGAGAAAAAGTTTCAAGATGTGATTCAAGCTAAAGAAAAGGAAGTTTTGGAATACAAAACCAAGTTTGAGTCAACAGAAAGGAATTATAAAATAAAAGACCTGCAAAATAAATTTGCAAGGGGTTTAGACAAGAACAACGCCATCAACTCAGACGATATATTAAAATTAGTAGATATTACTGATTTAATAGATTCGGAAACAGCTGATGTGCAAATCGCTAGTAGAGTTGGAGATTTAGTAAAAAATAAATCATATTTATTTAGTGCTAAAGGATCATCTCGGAGCGAAACAGAAAATGGACAGCCTACTTCTACAGCTCCAATAGTTGCACCTAGCAAAAATGCTAGGGCAAATCCAGCGATGGAACTATTGGGGAAAATCTTAAATACTTAATATTATGACTCAAAATTCTTATGATTTGAACAATGGCATTAGAGATGTTTCGCCTGCATTTGATTTACTAATCTCACAATCTCCTTCATTCCTAAAACTTTTAGGTAGTTTAGGAACTTCTTTTGATCTCACGGGACAAAGTCCCATCGTTAAAGCCAATAAATACGAATGGGTTAATGAAAGTCTAACACCTTTTAGCTCTGCTATTGCGTCATTCGCAGTTGATGGTGATGGAGTAACATTTGATGTTGCTTCTACAACTGGTTTTGAAGCTGGTTCAATCGTGCGTTTTGAAGCTGCAGCAGGTAATTCTAAAACTGAATTAGCACGTGTTACTTCTGTAAATGCAAACGGAACTTCAATCACCGTTTCAAGGGACTATGGCTCAACAACTGGAGTTACTTTGATTGTTGGTGATATTATGTTTTTAAACTCAACTCCTCAAAATGAAGCTTCTAGCAAAGGCTCTGCTAGAGTGCAACAAGGAACTATTGATTTTAATTATACAGAAATATTTCGTGCGGATGCGAGACTTTCAAGAACTGCAATTGCTTCAAGAACTTATGACGGAGCTAACTCTATGCAGAAACAAATTTTCTCTGCAATGGTGGCATTAACACGCAAGATTGAAGGTGCTGCACTCTATGGCGTCCCTGTTGCCAGAACTGATACAATTGAGGGAACAACTGGTGGCTTGTTGCATTATCTAGGCAAAGCTGGTGGTAATATAGACTCAACTGGTGGTAATATCTCTCAAACATTAATTAATAATGTTATTGAGAGTATTTATTCTGATGGGGGAGCATTATCACAACCTGTGATTTTATGTGCTCCAAACCAAGCTAGGAGATTATCTGCACTTAATACAGCAGGCACTAATCCTATATTGCAAAAATCAAACATTGATAGAAGTTTAGGCAATTTTGTAACTTCATTCGTTGGCGATTTGCCGATTGATGGTAGTGGAGTTGTCGCTCAAATCTATTCTTGCTTTGATATGGCCAAGGATAAAGTAGCAGTGGTTGACTTATCAAAAGTCAATCTTAGAGTTATGAGTGGCTTGACTTCTGAAAATTCAAGAACACCTGGTGACGATAATCAATCTCAAAGCTTGGTTACTGAACTTACTCTTGAAGTTGAAAACTCAACTAAAGCTCACGGCATTATCACTGGATTAAATATCTAATATTAAATATGAGGGGAGTGTAAAAACTCCTCTCTTAATTCAATAAATATGATTATGAAATTTAAGAATTTACACACTCAAACTGGGGTTTTCTCATTTGAAGATAGAAAAATCACTTTCAACGGCATTTTAGACGCTGATAAAAAATTATCTGAATATCTAATAAATAATCCAAACTGGGTTTGTTTTGATAAAGTTGATGATGAGTTAGAATTATTAAAATTAGAAGCTCAAGATTTAGAGATAAAATTTCATCCAAATATGGGTAAAGAAAAATTATCAATTCTAGTTGAAAATAAGAAAGCTGAATTACTTAAATAATGACAAAGATTTTTGATAAAATCACAGGCACAAGCACAAGTTATGATGCAAGCGGTATTACAAATAGCGGAGCGTCATTTACAGTTAATTATTACAAGAGTTGGTATATTGTTATTTCTGGCATTGAATATCAAATAACAGGTAACACAGCAACGACGCTTAGCTTTGCTAACTCATTAGCAGGTAATG